TACATGGGTCGTCAAGCACAGCGTGTGTTGATTGTACAGGCATTGAAAGCAGGTCTGGATAGTAGTGTACAAGCACGTGAGGAACAGCGTCAGTTTAACTTGGTTGCTTGCCCACAGTATCCAGAGTTGATTCCTAACATGGTAGAACTCAGCAACGATCGCAACAACACTTGCTTTGTTGTGGGCGATACACCATTGCGTCTTGAACCCAATGCTACTCAGATCATTGCCTGGGACAACGACTCTACAGATTGGACCACCGGCGATGGCTTGCAGTCGCACAGTGCTTATCAAGCAGTGTTCTACCCCAGCTGTCAGACCACAGATCTGTCAGGTACAACAGTGGTACAGCCTCCAAGTCACATGATGGTTCGCACAATCATTCGCAGTGATGCTCAATCATACCCATGGTTAGCACCTGCGGGAACACGTAGAGGTGTAGCAGACAACGCCTTGCGTATTGGTTACATCGAACCGGTCACTGGAGAATTTGTAACAATTGGTGTAAACCAAGGACTGCGTGATGTGTTGTATCAAAACAACATCAATCCAATCACATTTGTTCCTGGCATTGGTATTACAAACTTTGGTAACAAAACTGGTCAAGTCACAACTTCGGCTTTGGACCGTATCAATGTGGCACGATTGATTGTGTTCTTGCGTGCCAGATTGGAAGAGATTGGCAAACTATACTTGTTTGAACCCAATGATCAAATCACTCGTAATGAAATCACCAATGCTGTCAACGGATTGATGATTGATTTGATTGCCAAACGTGGTATCTATGATTACTTGGTGGTTTGCGATTTATCAAACAATACACCAGCTCGAATCGATGCCAATGAGCTGTGGGTAGACATTGCAATTGAGCCTGTGAAAGCTGTGGAATTCATTTACATTCCGCTGCGTATCAAGAACACTGGCGAAATTGCAGCCAGCACAGCCGTAACAGCAGTGGCAGGTTAATGACTATGATAGAAATTCAAGAACGGGGTCTTCGGACCCCTTTTTTGGCCCAAGGTCAAGCCATAAATAAAACATATAGGAGATAACATTATGGCCGTTTCATCACTAAGCAGAATGACAGTGCCTTTGGCCAGTGATCAAAGTCAAAGCACACAGGGCCTGTTGATGCCCAAACTCAAGTATCGCTTCAGAGTGATATTTGAAAACTTTGGCGTGAGCACACCGCGAACCGAATTGACCAAACAAGTCATGGATTTCAAGCGCCCCACAGTGACCTTTGCCAACATTGATCTACCTATCTATAACAGCACAATCAAACTGGCTGGCAAGTACACCTGGGAAGATGTCACATGCCAACTGCGTGATGACGCAGGTGGCCAGGTTCAACGTCTGGTTGGTGAACAGCTTCAGAAACAATTGGACTTCATGGAACAGGCCAGTGCTGCTGCTGGTATCGACTACAAGTTCTTGACACGTTTTGAAGTATTAGATGGTGGTAATGGTACCTCGGAACCTATTGCGTTAGAAACCTGGGAGCTGTATGGTTGCTACTTGAGCAACGTTAACTACGGCGATGCCAACTATGGTACCAATGAGCCAATGACAGTTTCAATGACCATACGCTATGATAACGCATTGCAAACACCTATTGGTAGTGGTGTTGGTGCCACTGTGGGTCGTACAGTGGGTGACGTTGTCAACGGTTAATAACCAATGAGTTCTTGGGGGCAGGATTTTCTCAACGGCTTCGGTGAAGGTTTTTTCAGTCCTCCTGGCCTTAAAGATTACAGTCACGCCAGTAAAACTTTTCGTAGCAACGGATATGAGCTGGCTCCTCGCCAGAAGTTTCTATTTCATGTTTATTTCAATATCAATACTGCTCAGGTACCACAGCTAAAGAATATTTTTCCTGGCACCAATAATAATCAAACTGTTTTGGGAGTGTTGGTTAAAAATATTCAGTTGCCTAGTTATCAAATGACTGTGGACACACTGAATCAATACAATCGCAAACGCCTGGTTCAAAGCAAAATTGAATATCAACCTGTGAGAGTAGAATTGCATGATGACGGAGGTGATAACATCCGCAACATGTGGTACAACTATTTTTCATACTATTACAAAGATCCAGTTCAAAAATACGATAACTTAAATCCGCTGAATGGTAGCATAGGTACCACCTACACAACTCCAGCAGGATTCGACTACAACTCTAGAGATATCTATGCCAATGATAGAAATATCAATGACTGGGGTTATGTTGGTGAAAACTACAGAGATGGCGTTACTCAAAATCCTGGTTCTAAACCTGCGTTTTTCAAAGACATTAGAATATATGGGTTTGATCAACACAAATTTGCTGCATACGTATTGATAAATCCTATGATTACAGATTTTGGTCACGATACCTATGACTACACTCAAGGCAACGGTACCATGGCCAATACAATGACCATACGATATGAAACTGTGAAATACTACAGCGGAGCAGTCGGTAGTGTAAGACCAGATACCAATGCAGTTGGATTTGCTGATCCTGCCTACTATGATTTAATTCGCAGCGGCATATCTCGTCCTGGCAGTACTTCCAGTGTGTTAGGCCAAGGCGGATTGGTAGACGCTGGTATTGGTATCTATGAAGACTTGAGTTCGGGTGGAGCTGCCGGAGCATTGGGTGCTATTCAAAAAGCAGGCACACTGTACAACACTTGGAAAAATCAAAATATTCGTAGCGTGGTAACCCAGGAAGCCTATGACCTCTTAAACACAACCATACGACAGAGCTTGCCTGGTGCGGTTCGTGGAGCCATTGGGTCAACCTCAACCAGCAACAGTAATTTTAGTGGTCCTCAATTTCCAGGTGGTAACCCAGATCCGGGATTTTTTGATCCCAATCAAATTTAATTTTAGATCATAAGAGATACACTATGGGCACAATAAATGCAATCAACCCCAGCATCGACCAAACCGTAAGAATCTTTGACACCTTCTATGCCTATGAACAAAATGTGCAGGCAGAAGAATATGATGTGGTCTATAGCTTTTTCCGTAGTGTGTTCACCACGGCTGAAGCTGCAGGCAACTTCACAGTGGCTTTGTTTAGAGTAGCCACTCAAAGTCGTGTGCCAGTATTGAATCTTCTTCAACAGCTGGAAGGTCAAAATCAAATAGAATTAAACATTACCTTGGCCTATTATCTCAACAGCATTCGTTCACCTGCGACCCTGCTGGGTGTGGCACAACCCACTGCCATTAATTACTACGCCAGTCGCAATGTGTTGTTATGAGCCAGTGGGCACAGGGTCAGTATCAAGTTCTTAACCCTGCCAAGTACGTGGGCAATGGATTGCCTCGTTATAGATCGGGTTGGGAACATGCGTTCATGCGTTTTCTCGACAACAACGATCATGTGCTGCAGTGGGCTAGTGAGAGCGTAAGAATACCTTATCGTCATCCACTCACAGGCAAACAAACCATGTATGTGCCTGACTTCTTGATCACCTATCGTAACCGTGACAATACTGTGCGAGCCGAACTGATTGAGATCAAGCCCAAAAAGCAAAGCATAGTAGAAAGCAAGGCGTCTAGTAGAGATCGTGCAGTAGTAGCCATCAACTATGCCAAATGGGATGCTGCCACCAAATGGGCTAAACGCAATGGCCTGCACTTTAGAGTTATAACTGAAGCCGACATGTTCCACCAAGGCGGCCGGCGTTAAAATACACTCGACCCAAAAATGCCAGCGGTAAATACGGCATGACTCGCAAATTGGAAGAATTGTTTAACCTACCACCCACAGATCAAACTGAGGAACAACCACAGTCAGTGGAACAAGCACAACACACCCTGGCCGAATTGGATGACGCCATAGACAAGATTGATGCTGCACTGCCCAGTGTGCGCGGACTAGATGCTTCGGACGCTGAAATGGACGACCTGGCTGCCAAGGCCACAGAAACCTTTGAAACCTTAATAGATCTGGGCATGAATGTGGACAGCCGCTATGCTGCCGAAATACTGTCAGTGGCCAGCTCAATGTTGGGACATGCTGTCACAGCCAAAACAGCCAAGCTCAACAAAAAACTCCGCATGGTTGATCTGCAGTTGAAGAAACTCAAGCTGGATCGTGATGCCAACGATGGAGAACCCCCAGAAACTGCTCACGGACAAGTGCTGAGCCGCAACGATTTGCTGGAGCGTCTAGTAGGCAACCGTGATCAAAAACCAAAAACTGCATAAATATTGCACAGGAACCTGACATGAAAAACTTCAAAACATACCTCGCAGAATCGGAAAGAACCTACCGCTACCGCATTAAAATGGTGGGTGATGTGGACTCAACCTTTGTTAGAGACCTCAAGGACAAGCTGGCACAGTTTGATCCTGTGAGCTTTGGCACACTCAAGACCACACCAGTACAGCTCAAGCCTGCAGACTTTCCTGCCTGTGCCAATGAGCGTGTGAGCAGCATGGATGTGGAATTCCGCTATCCAGCCATTGAGCCACAGATCAAGCAACTGGCACAGATCCTAGGCATGAATCCCAATCACATTATCATGCTCACCGGCGCACACGAAGACAGCATGGACCAAGAGCGTGAGAAGATGGCAGCAGAAGGCAGCACCGACGGTGAAGCAGTGCTCGAAAAGCCATATCCTGCTCCTGACAAGGAACAACGAGACCTTAGCAAAGATTACTCAGGCGATCCTTACAAACATGCAGTGCTCAAGAATGCCTACCGCAGTGACTTTACTGTGGCTGGTGGTAAAACAGCACCAGCTGAAACCACAAATGATTTGCCCATGGGCGTTAAGAGTCCAATGACCAAGATTGTGCGCCCACCACGCCCTGCCACTGGCGCAAACCCAAGAGGATAACAGAATGACATTTTTTTATGACCTAAACAAAAAGCTGGCCGACATTGAAGCCAAATCAGAAGCTCGACCTCTCAACGAAAGCGCAGTGGCTGAAATCGCTCACGACACAGGCAAGAAACTGTTGAGCAAAAGTGAGCGCAGTGAGTTAGCCAAACAAGCACGTGCCGGCAAAGACATTGGTCATCCTGGCAAAAAATTCAAAGACGTGGCCGCTGCTGCTGCCAAACGCTATGGTAGCAAAGAAGCCGGTGAGCGTGTGGCTGCTGCTGCCATGTTCAAAGGTGCAGCCAAGCATGAAAGTGCCACCAACGAAGTATGGGGCGGCGGTGATGTGGCTGTGATGGAACGAGACATGGATGAGAGCGCACTGCAGGCTTACCTTGGCAAAAAGAAATACGGTGACCAAGGCATGAAAGCATTACAAAAAGCCGGTCGCGAACATGCTGGCAAAGAAAAGATGGACAAAATTCGTGCCCAGTATGATAAGATGGATGAGCAAATGGCCGATGAAGGCAATGCTTTTACTGCCAAATTAAAAACAACACCTAAGGGCGGCGAGTTTGAATTGGATGGTAAAAAATACAAAGACACTTCAGACTTGGATGAAGGCACATATGATCCTGCTTTGGATGCACCTCGCTTTACAATCAAAGACCGTGACATCCTCGAAAAACTTATGAAGGTTTATCACCAAGACCTGTATCACCTACGCAGTAAGTCTGGCGCAGATGGTGATGTTGTGTACGGTACAAGCCCACAACTGATTCAAGCTCTACAAGGTCTTGCACAACGCATGCCAGGCAAAGTTGCTGCCATGGAAGGCGCCAAGCCCGACTTCTTGGACTTGGACAAAGATGGTAACCGTACTGAACCAATGAAGAAGGCTGCTCAAGATAGAAAGAAAGGTGTGGCGGAAGGTGTAATGAGCGAGATTGATTTGGAGTTGCGTGAAATTGTTGCTAATCAAGATTTTGATGCTCTGTACAATTTGTTTTCAGCCAATACTCCAGCCGGTCATTATGTACAAAATATCTACAATGATGTTGCTATCGATAACAGACTACATCCAGATGATGATTTTGAACGCATTGAAAAATTGGTATTTGATCGTTTGGAAGATCAATTCGGCGAGCAAGGTGTGGCGGAAGGTGAAGGTTCAAAATCTGGCCCTTACGAGCAAGGTGGTACTGATGCTTGGTATCATCGTGGATTTGATCCAAAGGCACATGGATATAAACCCGGCACCGAAGAATACCGTGAGTACAAACGAGGCTTTGACCAAAACGACTTCGGCCCAGAAGGCGGCAAGCAATACTGATTTATTTAGGCAAAGTCCTGTAAAAAATCCCTTGCATTTGTAAATGGCATAGTATATACTGTGCAACTTATCAATGGAGGTACACAATGTCATCAAAAATTTTCAGCGCAGAAGAAAAAGCCAAACTAACCACAATCATCAACGAAGGCAGTCGTGTGATGGAGGAGATTGAAACTCTCAACGGCGGACTCACTGACACCATCAAAGCAGTGGCCGAAGAAATGGAAATAAAACCCAGTGTGCTCAAAAAGGCCATTCGCCTAGCTCACAAAGCCGAATTTGGCAAAGAACAACAAGA